CCCGATAACGGTGAATAGCGGCATCGCTGTTACTGTTAACTCTGGTCAAAGATGGGTAGTTATTTAATAGGACACGACTATGGCTTCTACATTAGCAGCGGTAACTACAGGGGTTGGTGGCATCGTAGCCACTGCGGATAACTCCGGTAATATTAGTTTACTTGCGGGGTCAACCTCCGCTGTTGCTTGCACTTCTACGGGAACCACGGTTGCTGGAATTTTAACCGTTACTACCTACCTTGAAACCGCACCAGCCATTGTCAACTCATCAACCACGCAGACAATCTCTCTTGCAAGCGGGACAGTTCTTTCCTATACGCTGACCGGTAACTGCACGTTTACGATGCCAACTGCAACTTCTGGCACTTCGTTCATTGTGAAGCTGATACAAGACGGAACGGGGTCACGGACAGCTACATTTACTAGCGTTAAATTTCCCGGTGGAACAGTGCCGACAATTACCACTACTGCTACGACGGGCACAGATATTCTTAGTTTTGTTTGCATTAACTCTGTCTGGTATGGAACATTTGCACAGGCGTTTGCGTAATGTTTGCTGCCCCTAATTTCTTCCTGACCAGACCGGCTGGCTTTTTAGTCATCCAGCAGTTCACTGCGTCTGGAACGTGGACTGCGCCTACCGGGGTGACAAGTGTTGATATTCTTGTCGCTGCTGGCGGTGGTGGTGGTGGTGGATATACGGGCGGCGGTGGTGCGGGTGGATTACTTGTACAAACAGGAAGGAGCGTTACGCCAGCAACGTCGTACACAATCACGGTGGGCGCTGGTGGCGCGGGAACAGCAACATCAACAAATCAAGGTTCCAGCGGTTCTGATTCTGTTTTTAATACCTCAACCGCATTGGGTGGTGGTGGTGGTGGCGGCAATAGTGGGTCAACAGGTCAATCTTCGCCATCGCGTGATGGCAAAAACGGCGGGTCTGGAGGCGGCGGCGGCAATCCGACAAGTGGCGCAGCAACGGGCGCTGGCGGCACAGCTACGCAAGGCAATAGCGGTGGCGCAACAGGTTACGGCTTCGCTGGTGGAAATGGCTACTCTGACGGTTCTACAAACTCCGCTGGTGGCGGTGGCGGCGGGGCTGGCGGTGTAGGTGCTGCGTCACCTATTCAAGCCAACTCAACAGGTGGTGCGGGTGGCGCTGCGTATTCAAGCGCCATAAGCGGAGCAACAGTTACCTACTCTGGCGGTGGTGGTGGCGGCACAGATAATTCTGCCGCTGCTGGACTTGGCGGCGGCACAGCAACTACGGCAAACAAGGGTGGCGGCGGCGATGGCGGGCGCACAGGATTAACTGCAACCGTTGGCACCGTGAATACTGGCGGCGGTGGCGGTAGCGCAGGTCTTAGCGGTGGCAACGGAAAAGCTGGCGGCTCCGGCATCGTAATCATATCCTTCACCGCGCCTAGCAAAATTGCCGTATTCAACATGTCCGGTATCTGGACTGCTCCTGCTGGCGTGACAAGTGTGAATTACCTTGTTGTCGCGGGTGGTGGGGGTGGTGGTGGCAATACGGCAGGCGGCGGTGGTGGTGCGGGGGCTTACAGAACGGCAACAGGTTTTGCGGTAACGCCGGGGACCGCATACACAGTTACGGTCGGCGGGGGCGGGGGCGGGGGCGCTCTTAGCTCTCGTGGAACAAACGGCAGCGATTCCGTTTTTTCTTCTATTACCTCATCTGGTGGTGGCGGCGGCGGCAACGGCAATACACCATTAACTGGTTCGAATGGAGGCTCTGGCGGTGGCGGTGGCGGCGGCGGTTCTCCGACTGCCGGAGGCACAGGGACGACCGGGGGGAATAACGGTGGTACTGGCGAGCTATCCGGTTCGCGTGCTGGTGGCGGTGGTGGGGGCGCAAATGCTGTAGGTGGCAACGGTATCGGAGCAACAGCAGTTTGCGGTGCGGGTGGTGATGGATTGGCTTCTTCAATTTCTGGATCATCCGTTACTCGCGGCGGCGGTGGTGGAGGTGGTTCTAACGTCACCGCAACCGGAGGCGCTGGCGGTGCTGGTGGCGGCGGGCTTGGTGCTAAGCTTGCAGTATCATCCATAGCGGGGACGGCAAATACTGGCGGCGGTGGCGGGGCTGGCGCTGACGCTGTCAGCATATCTTCTTCCGGTGGTTCAGGCATAGTGGTTATAGCATGGTAAAAATCTACCAGCTATACGGCATTGATACTGCCATGCAACTGCTGCGGCCTAATGCAAGATACGAAATCAGCAACAACGTGATTACCAAGTGGGAAGATTACCGCGAGCAGCCTACTTGGGATGAGATACAGGAAACGATGGAAAAGATAAAAAAGTTTGAGGATTCCATTCCTACCGTCTGGTCTCCAGCACAAATTAAAGAATACACAGGGAGCAGCAATGGCGCACTTTGCAAAAATTGAAAACGGTCTGGTAACGCAAGTGATCGTCGTTGGTAACGCAGACACGGCAAACGCTGAAGGCGTTGAGCTTGAGCATATTGGCGCTGCGTTCTGTGAACGGCTAATCGGTGGTGATTGGAAACAGACCAGCTACAACGGCAAGATGCGTAAGAACTACGCCGGGATTGGCTACGCTTACGACGCAGGGCGTGACGCGTTTATCGCTCCGCAACCGTTTCCGTCTTGGGTTCTGAGTGAACAAACCTGCCAGTGGGAAGCGCCCGTGCCTATGCCGACTGATGGAAAGATGTATTCTTGGGACGAATCAACTTTAAATTGGATTGAGAGCGTTTAAACATGGCAACCATAGTAGACGGCACTGCTGGTGTTACATTCCCTGCGGGTGGGGTAGGCAACCCTGCGGGTGCTGTGGTTGGCACGACGGATACCCAGACGCTGACGAACAAGACGCTAACAAGCCCCACTATCACAAGCCCCACTATCACAAGCCCTACGATTACCGGCAGTTTAAACGCGCCCAATACCTTTGCATTTAAAAACCGCGCAATCAACGGCGACGTTCGCATTGACCAGACGAACGCTGGGGCGGCGCTTACGATTAATGCTGCATCTGTGTTCTACAGCGCCGACATGTTTACTGCGTATGGCGCTGCGGCGGCTGGTGTGTTTACAGTTCAACAGCTTGCAGCCACCCCGCCGACGGGTTTTAAGAATTATCTTAGATATACCGTGACAACCGCCGATGCAGCACCGGCTGCTGGTTCTATTTACGTTACCAACAACAGAATAGAGGGTCTTAACGTCATTGACTTTAGCCTTGGAACTGCAAACGCAATTGCGTTTACTGTTTCGTTTTGGGTGCGCTCTTCGCTCACTGGTGCGTTTAGTGGGGCAGTCAATAACGGTACGTTTGATCGTTCTTACCCGTTCAGTTTCACAATTAACGCGGCTAATACGTGGGAGCAAAAAACCGTTACGTTGACTGGCGATTTGAGTGGAACATGGTCTATTGCCAATACACTTGGCCTCGCCGTGACGGTTGATTTAGGAACCGGGGCAAATGCCCGGTCAACAGCTTTAACTTGGCAAGCGGGTCAATACCTTGGCGTTACTGGTGCAGTCCGTCTGATCTCCACGCTCAGCGCAACGATGGACATTACCGGTGTGCAGATTGAGACCGGTTCAGTTGCAACCTCGTGGGATTACCGCGATTACCAGAGTGAGTTTGCGCGGTGTCAGCGGTATCTTCCGGCAATTGTTTCTGGCAGCACGTTTGAGGTAATTGCATATGGAAACGCATTTTCTACAAACCAAGTTCAAGCGGCAGTCCAATTTAAAGTTCCGGCAAGAGTCACAGTCACCGGAATCACGGTATCTGCGGCGGCGGATTTGTCAACTAATGACGGTTCTGCAAATACGGTTTGCACAGCAGCAGTTTTTGGGTTTGCCGGAATTAGTAGTTGTGCAATAAATGTTACGGTAGCTGGAACACCTTTCACTGTAACCCGTGGTTTCAATGTTTATTTGAACACGGTTGGAAAATACATACTATTCACCGGAGCGCGGCTATGAATTGGAAATTTACTGACAAAGATAACCTTGTCGCTTGCCGCACTCTTGACAACGGTGGCATGGAGTCTTGCCTAGTTTCTGTCTTGCCAGAAGGAACGCTGATTGAAGCAGCAGACCCTGTGCCAGAACCGACCCCCGCACCTACGCTAGTCGAACAAATCCTTGCAAGCCCTGCTGACCTTGCAGCACTCAAACAAGCATTAGGACTCTAATATGGCCTCAACATACAGCAACCTTGGCATCGAACTGATCGGTGCTGGTGAACAGACGGGAACGTGGGGAACCACGACCAATACCAATCTGGGAACCCTGATAGATCAGGCAATCTCTGGGTATCAAACTGTTCCTTGCACGGGTGGAACAGACACCATAACTATCCCTAACGGCGCTTCTGGTGTAGCTAGGAATATGTTCTTGGAGTTGACCGGCACGGGCGGCGGTATCTTGGTTGTGCCTACCAATGAGAAGCTCTACTTCATATTTAACAATACCGCGTCCGCCATAACCGTCAGGGTAACCACAGGTGTATCAGTCCCCGCTGGTGCAAAGACCGTGCTGGTGTGTAATGGCACAGACATTGTTGTTGCTCAGAACTATCTTGCTTCGCTGACCCTTGGCGCTGCCCTGCCGGTTGCTTCCGGTGGCACGGGGTCTACATCTACTACTGCTTACGCAGTCTATGCAGGTAATAGTGCGGGCACTGGATTTACTCCTATTGCTCCCAGCACCTCTGGTAATTTGCTTACCTCTAACGGGACTAACTGGGCTTCTACCGCGCTAACAACTTTTACTGGCACTGTCGTAGCAGCCAGTGGCTCAACCATATCTGACGGCACTACAGCCTTTGCTATTGGCTATCTGGCTATCCCACAAAACATTCAATCCAGCAACTACACGCTTGTCTTGATTGACGGTGGCAAGCACATCTACAGCACTAACTCAGGCGCACAGAGTATTACCATCCCAACCAATGCTTCGGTAGCCTTCCCAATTGGAACTGCATTCACTATCGTAAACAACGGCACAACCTCAATCACTATTGTCACTACATCGTTAACGGTGTTTCAAGCTGGAACGACCAATACCGGTAACAGAACGATAGCTACCAAAGGTGTAGCAACGTGCCTTAAGGTAGATACCAATACGTGGTTTGTCTCTGGCGCTGGGGTAAGCTAGTGAGCGGTATCATGCATATGCTTGTGGGTGGTGGAATTACGCCGGTGTCGCTGACTATCTCTAGCGATACCGCTAACTACAACATATTCACTTCTGCTGGTTCCCCCACGGTTCCGGTTGCCGTTACGCTTACTATTAACGCTAGTATTTATGTCTACTCTACATCAACAGGCACTGTTGCTTTGGATACCGGAACTGGTTGGTCTGTAGGATCGACTATTTCTATAGTAAACAGTGGAACTATTATTGGTAAGGGAGGTGCTGGCGGCACCGGTGGTGCGGCTGGTGGTGCGGCGGGTTCTGGCGTTACTGGTAGTGCTGGTGGCCCTGCGGTCACAATTCAACAGCTATCTGGCTCTACAAAGTGGGTCACAATAACCGGAGCAGGTTCTATCCTTGGCGGCGGTGGTGGCGGTGGTGGCGGTGGTGGAGCAATTAGGTTTACTGGTGTGCCTCAATTTTACGGAGCAACAGGCGGTGGCGGTGGTGGAGGCGCATATGCGGGGGCATTCGGTGCTGCTGGAAGCCTATCAATAGCTGGTTCTGTTGGTAGCGCGGGGACTGTTGGTGGAAGTAATGCTACTGGCGGTGCTTTTGGTGCTGGGACTAGTGACGGGTTTGGTGATACTAGTGGCAGGGGTGGTAACGGCGGCAACGGCGGTAGTGCTGGAAGCAATGGTGTTGCTGGTTCTGGCGTTGACCAGTCCGGTAGCTTCGGCACTGGAGGTGCGGTTGGTGGTTCACTTTCTGGCAATACCTATGTAGTTTCAAACGCAAATACAGTTACACCGGGGGCAACGTCGTAATGGAAAACCAACATCTAATAAACGCGCTTCTTGCCAGTGGTTGTACTGTTCTTGGCTGGTTCGCTCGTGAGCTTTGGGCTGCGGTCAAAGAGTTAAAAGCCGACCTAGCCAAGCTGCGGGAAGATTTGCCGCGAGAGTATGTTGTAAAAGATGATTACCGCGAGGACATCCGGGACATCAAAGCAATGTTGGCAAAAATATTTGAGAAGCTAGAAGCAAAAGCCGACAAATGAACCCGCTGGTCATATCAGGTCTGTTCTCTGCTGCTCAGTCTTTGATTGAGCGGTTCTTTCCTGACCCGGAGAAGAAAGCAGCAGCGCAATTTGAACTACTGAAGATGCAGCAGAACGGAGACCTTGCCCAGCTTGCCGCAGAGACTGATCTAGCGAAGTTGCAAGTGCAAGTAAATTTAGAAGAAGCTAAAAGTGCTAACTGGTTTGTAGCTGGGTGGAGGCCATTTATTGGCTGGACTTGTGGTTGCGGTCTTGCCTACGTATCCATCATTGAACCGCTGGCTAGGTTTGCTGCACAGGTTTGGTTTCACTACACCGGGGCTTTCCCGGTAATAGACACGACGATAACGATGCAAGTCTTGCTGGGCATGTTGGGTCTAGCCGCCGCTAGAACTGTAGAAAAGGTAAGAAACGCAGAGGGGCATAGATGATTACCGTAGCCCAGTATCTAGGTCAGCATCTGCAAGGTCATGAAATGGAGTTGACCGAAGATATCAAGACGAATGCTGCTATTATCTGTGAGAAGGCTAACCAGCTAATGTCGGCTTTCGGTGAAGACCGGGGGCTACGGTCAGGCTGGCGTCCTTCGTCTGTAAACCACCGTGTTGGCGGCGCTCCGCATTCAAAGCACAAGACGGGTCACGCAGTAGACATTGAAGACAACGACGGAGAGTTGGATAAGTTCTGTCGCAACAATGTCCAGATACTAGAGGGCATAGGTCTTTGGCTAGAGGATGATGTGGCTACGCCGACTTGGTGCCATATCCAGTGTGTTCCACCGCGTTCTGGACATAGGTTTTTCATACCATAATGCCACTACAAAAACTTGTATTAAAACCGGGCATCAACCGGGAATCCACCACTTATGCCAATGAGGGTGGGTTTTTTGAATCTGAAAAAATCAGGTTCCGTTCCGGCTATCCTGAGAAGATCGGCGGCTGGACTAACTTGGCTACATCAACTAGTGGGGTAGTTAATACCTACAATGGTGTAAACAGGAACATGACCAACTGGGTTACGTTGAACTACAGTAACTTGAACGCGATTGGAACCAACCAGAAGTATTACGTTGAGAACGGCGGGTTGTATCACGACGTTACTCCGCTGACCGCTGCCTCTCCAGTAACCGTTGGTGGGTCTGGCCCGTTTGCTACTACCAATGGCTCTAAGCTTGTTTTGGTTACTATCTCAGCGCACGGTGTATCTCCCGGCTCTTGGGTCACGTTCTCAGGAGCAGTAGCGGGTGGTGGTTTGACGCTCAACGGTGAGTTTGAAATTATCTCAACACCAACAGGCGGCACGTTTACCATCATTAGCCCAACTGCTGCTACATCTACAAACGCTACCACTGGCGGTGCTTCTGTTATTGCAAACTTTCAAATACCGGCTGGTAACGCCACCTACTCCACTGGTAACGGCTGGGGTGCTGGCCCGTGGAACGCGGTTATCTTCGGCACAGGTAGCTCTACCCTGTCTTCAACTATTTCGGCGGCTGCAACGTCTATTGCTGTGGTTGACGCTTCCGGCTTTACCGGCACCGGTTTCATAGTTATTGAGTCTGAAATTATTCAATACACCGGTATTACTACCAACACATTTACCGGCTGCACTAGAGCATCAGATGAGAGCATGGCAACCATCCACTTAGCTGGGATTACTGTGCAGCAATACTCCAGTGAGACTTCTGGGGACTCAGCCTATGGGTGGGGAGATGCCTCTGCTACAGCTAACTCTATCGGCACACAGCTTCGGTTGTGGTCTGCGGATACCTTTGGTGAAGACTTACTCTTTGCCGCTCGTGGTGGTGCTATTTACTACTGGGAAGTAGATACGTCTGCGTACGCACGGGCGGTGACGTTAACAAGTTTAGCAACTGCCGCTAACGCAACAAATGGCCCATATACCCCAACAACTACTCTGTCTTTAATATCTTCAGATGTTCAACGGTTTGCAATAGCGTTTGGTTCAAACCCTTACGTCCCCGGTAACTCAGCTACGACGTTTGACCCGATGATTGTCCGGTGGTCTGACCAAGAAGATGCATACACATGGGTTCCCGCTGCAACCAACCAATCCGGCGAATACAAGCTTGCTGGCGGCTCTACGATTGTCACCGCGAGAACTTCAAAGCAAGAGATTATAATTTGGACGGATGCGGCGTTGTTCACCATGCAGTATCTGGGGCCACCCTATGTCTGGGGCTTCAACCTGTTGATGGACAACATCTCCATCATATCGCCTAACGCTATATCTTCTGTGAATAACCAGACGTTCTGGATGGGTACGGATAAGTTCTACGTTTACACGGGTCGTGTTGATACGCTTAACTGCACTGTTTGGCAGTACGTCTTTAACGACATAAACTTAGATCAAAAATATCAAATAGTTTCTGGCACTAATGAGAAATACAGCGAAGTATGGTGGTTTTATCCATCTGCCAATAGCCCAGTAAATGATCGTTATGTAATCTACAATCATATGGAGAAGATTT